CATGTACCAAGTTTTAGTTCTGGTACTGAGGCGCCTGTTAAGGATGGCGGCCAGTGCAGGGTTGTAAAGAAATATTTGGGTCCTAAAGACCACCCCTTATACAGAATTGAAGTTAAGCATGGTTTATTCGATGGAATTACTCGAAAACCTGTTAATCCTTATGAAGGAACGGATACTGTCCCCCTACAAAGTGAGGTCTCCCTTGAGGAGTACTATAATCCCACTGATTGTAAATATGTAGAAATGGATGTACCTAGTTATCATAACGACTTGGATATTCCTGAGATTGTCGAAAGATGTCTTAGTGAAAGATCGGTTATACACCCTATAGGATTGTCTGAGGCTCTAAAAGTTAGAGGAATCACTACTCCCAATCCACTGGAGACTTGGTTATTAAAACCACTCCAGAAATATCTTGCAAACTGTTTGCTAAGATTTAAGTGTTTCGCAGTTACTGGAACACCTTTAGAACCAAAGCATCTTTTTGATGTCTTTAAGTGGTCAACCGACGTTGATGGTTCTTTTGTGTCTGGTGATTATGATAATGCAACAAACGAGATGAATTCATGCTACACGCGTGAGGCGATTCTCTATATATGTGAGAAATTAAAGCTTGATCCAAGAATGACGAGACTTGCAGAAAGATCTCTAGTCGATAACTATATCAGTTATGAGTGGGAAGACCTTAAAGGGTCTGTTAATGTTGTCGAAGGACAACAGACGGAAGCTCAACCAATGGGAAAAGTGCTTAGTTTTGTAATACTTTGTATTATAAATTTTGCTGTTTGTAGAACCTCTCTTGAGTTAGATCGAGGTCGCAAAGTAAGTATGAGACAATTTCCTGGTCTGATCAATGGCGACGACTGTTGTTTCAGGATTAAGAACTTTGACACATGGGTCGGTGTAGCCTCCTGTGTGGGTCTTTTCAACTCTATAGGTAAGACCTTCTATTCCTCAGAATTTGTAGAAATGAACTCCCGAACTTTCTTATATGAAAGAGGGAATTTCTTTGCAGTTCCTTTCATAAATTTTGGCTTAGTACGGATGGTAAAGCGTTCGGAACAGTGTAAGGGGAAAGAATCAACTTTCTCGCCTAATGATGACAGTGTGTACGATATTGTAAACATGGGTCCTTGTAATAGGGATCTACTAATGGGTTTACATTCGATCTATGAAGAAATAGATTTGCTCTTTATGAGTCAGCACGCTGCCAAGTTGGCTGATCCTCGCTTAATGGGGATCCATAAATATATTCCTGAGTGGTTAGGTGGTTTGGGTTGTGATCCGGGACCTCGTCCTTATCTTAAGATAACGGATGATCAACGGAGGATGGCTTCTGTCGTCTATAAACAATTACCAGAAGAACCATTATCGAGAGTAACCAAAGTTAAAAATTGTAAACTTAATGATCTTATAAATGAGACATTTAAGAATATACTCTCTCGTACACATTTAGAGCAGACAACCTCAAGATCTATGATAGATCAAGAGAACTGTGTACGTAATTTTGA